GAACCTTTTTATAGATAGGTTGCGCTATTTTTGAGGTTAAACCCATTACTACCCAAGAGATAAAAGCCTTGCGTGCGGCCTGTCCACGCAAACTAGAAATGGCCTTTGCTTCAATGGTATGCTATTAGGTTAAATCACCAACTTATTTTTGCATATATGCGAAAGTCTAAAGTTTTTCCTCAGTTGTCCAGGTATCACCACAACTAACACATCGTCTAATTCTGGTTGTCAGAGTCTCCTTTTTGTAAGTATGTTCAACTTCGATAATCGCCATCTGTTGGCACTTTGGGCAACGCTGCTTAAGTGATGCCCGCTTTTGAGTGCTTGTCTCAATGTCATCAAATCCCCAATCATTCATTTCCGTATTCCATTTCAATTAAAAGTTCTAGGAAATGGATAGCTTTTTGTAGGTCTTGCTCTCCGTTCTTTTCCTTGTGCCTGACAACGTATTTGATAATACTGCCTTCGATAAATCCGATATTATTACGATGAATAAAATCAACCGGCTGGATCGATAACCTTGAATAGTGCTTTCCCCCGATCTGTTCGTCTTTCGCGATCATTTCAAGCCTTCCTTTTGTTCAAGGTTTTCTTATTGTTCGAGCGGCATTTCTGCCTAATGCATGTTGCGGTTATCTGCCGCCGCTCTGCCTGGTTAAACAATTGATTGCCCTCAATCTGTCCAACGCAGTCTTTCAGCTCCGTGATGCCTTGACGTTGCAAACGATCGCATATTTCAGTCGGTAACACATCGCCGATGTCTACATCAGGCTCGCCCTTAAATCGCTTAATATGGTCAATTGCATCATTTAAAATAGAAAGTGCTTCGTCTTCCCGTTCATAGCAAAGATGGAGCATCATGCGCCGACCAAATTTTTCATTTAAAAATTCAAAATCGGCAACATCCATTGACTTTCTTTTTCGTTTCTCTGGCACTGCTGATCTTGGCTTCATTGCGATAATGTCACCTTCAATTGCCGACTTTCCCAACTGATACCCGTCTTTCATCTTTCGCTCCTTAGTTCTGTTTTAGCTGCTAAAATCATCGTCTCTACTTCTTTTTTAGTTGGTCGTTCTTCTAAACTTTCAACCCTACTTCTCAGTTTCCCATATTCATAGCCAGCTTTATCAATCCTGGCCTTTAGCTCAGCTAGTTCCCTAGCCATGAACGCTTTACTCATTAAAGCGTAACCACCAATCAGTTTATCAATCATCGAATTGATAGTGTCTATTTCTGGCGTTTCAATTCTTCCCGTTTCTGATTCCATAATTCCCGTAACTCGTCTAAATCTACGTTTTGTATCCAATCACAACACGACTGGATATCATCTCTAATTACCCACTTCAAAAAGTTTAATCGCTCAACCGATTTCGCGTTTTTAATTTTCTCCTTCATTAAGTCCATCTAAATACATGAAATCCGGTTTTATGCCCAACTGAGTTGGGGTTATGCTATCGTTATGCCGCTAATTGAACGGCCAATATGAATTCATGGGCACACCATCGCGTTTCTCTGCCCATCTTGCACAATCACGACACGGTTTCGACCAGTAGCCCCATTCATCAAGCTGCCCTGATCCATACGTCAGCCCCCACGGTGCATCTGGTTCGCCTGTCGCGATGTCGTCCTCGTGAATGCCTGTTGAACATCCACAGTTGCAAGACGGTCGCGGCATAACAATCGGATCAACCGAAGCGGCTTGCGGGTTTGGTTCTGTACTCATTTTCTTTTTTTCCGACTCGGTTATCCTTGGACGTTATGCGTCTTGGCCGAATTCAACTAAAATCCACACGTTGCATTCGGCGAGTCTGCTGTAGTATTTTATCCTGCTGTTTTTCCAGTCCCAGTCGTGGACCTTGTCTTCGAGGAATGCGTTTCTTCCATGCACTGGTTGGATCGGCAGCGATGGATTTTGGTTTTGCAGCGTCCAGACCCGCTGTGGACACTCACTAAGCTGGGCAGACTTGGAACCGTCAATCCAAACCAATTCTTGACGCATAACAATGGCGTTGGACGCGGAGTCCTCATCATTGCTTGTTTTTTCGTTCATAGTTTTCTTTCGTGCTCGGTTATCTTTGGGCGTTATTGGGAATAGGCCCAATCCAAAAAATCACAGACCTTTTGTTTAGATGCTCTTTCGCCATGTTTGTAAGCAGTTACATAAACTCTTTCCAGCAATTTACTAAGTCCTTGATGGATAGTGGCACTATTTCCTGTTTCAAAGTCCATCCTGATTGATGGACAAATTAATCCATTAATTACAATATTCAAATATCCGCCAACATGGTTTTCAATGTACTTAATCTCAATTTTTGGTTTATCCATGATCGCCCAATAACAACTAGATGGATCGAAGCCGCGTGCGATCCGTGATTTGAAATTAATATGATCGACGCGACTCGATCATCTTTAGGCGTTATTTAAAAAGCCTTGTCGCAGATTTAACCACTGAAATCGGGTTAGGATTTCCAAGGCTTGCCAACGTATATAGCCCGCTGACAGTTAGTTTCTTCTCTTTGTGAATGGGTAAATCTGGCTAACTCGTCTATCCTGGTCTGGTGAACCACGATTTACAATTTCATGCCGTTGTCCTGATACTTCAACATATCTAGGAACTCTAAACTGCATGTTTCTTTCTTTTGCTTTCCCGTATGCTATAGCGATAGCCTGCTTAAATGTTCGGTTGCTTCGTCCTGCTGCGTACAGTGCTTGAAGCATCAATGCTTCATTGCTGATTGGCTGTTTTGGCTTTCGTTCTGTTACCTCTTTTAGTTCTGTACCGTCAAATTCTAGCCCCTGCTTTTTCCGCTCTGTTGGTGTTGGTTCATAATCACATTCAACGCACTTTCCGCCTCTATACTTTCTATTACAGTTTGGACATTCCAACGTTGGCCGTTCTGCTGCGTCTTTCGCTTCTGTAACTTTCCGCTCTAAGCTCCACTCAATCGGATCGTCGAAAAAACCATGTCTATCCACATTGCCGCCATGATCTAATACCATGCAATCGGCTACGTCTGGATGCGGTCGTGATCCTCTACCAATCATTTGACGATAGCGAACAATCGAACCGATGGCAGTACATAACTGAACGCACGAAACTCTTGGAATATCTGTTCCTCGCTCGACTACTCCAACGTTGCAAAGATAATCGATATCACCCTGGTTTAGTAGCTTATAAAATAACCGTCTCTGATCGTCTGGTGTTTCGCCGTCAACGTATTCAGCATTGATCCCAGCACGAATTAGCAACCCTTTAGCATGTCTTGCATTAGCCCTAGAACTGAAGAATCCAACCGTTGCCCGTCCTTCTGCGTACCGCTCCCAATCTCTTACTAGCTCGCCATTTAACCCTTCCATTGCCGCTATATTTGAATCGCTTGTGAACCGTTGACCGTTGCGAACCAACCTATCCAAATGGCCTTTCGTTCCGTTGTAATACTTAAACGGCTTCAGATAACCTTGCTCGATTAGCCATAACGGTTCTGGACCGCTCACAATCTCCTTGAATGTATCCGCCAATCCTTCACCTTGCGGGGTAGCAGATAGCCCAATTAAATATGCTTTGTGATTTCCTTCATCCTCTCTTTTTTTATCGTGATACTTTAAGAACGTTTGCAGCTTCGTACAGTGCGAATGGCATTCGTCAAAAACAATCAAATCGAACGTATAGCCTTTGAATTCTTCACCATCGCACCACCACGAATTAAGCGTATCAATTGAAGCGACTTGCAAACGCTGGTTGAATTGCGTCTGCTCTCCGCTCATAATCACGCCATGATCTAGAACAGGTTCTTCCATGAATGATTGGCTTGCATTCTCAACCAGCCCGCGCCGATGGACCGCAAACAAAACTCTACCAGTGTTTCCAGGCTTAACTTCAGAAGATAATTTCGAATTAATAATATGCTTCGCCATGCGAGTCTTGCCCGCGCCTGGTGGAGCTGTCATTATCACACGACGATTACGCATTAAAGCGGATCGCACATTATCTACGTGGTCCTGCTGGTATTCTCGCAGGCTTACGACCATGACTCTAGCCCCATCCAAATATCATCGCTAAGGCTAGATAGCTTTTTATGCCAGTCGTTTGGCCTAACCTCATTCAGATCGTCAATAGCCCGCATCAAAGCAGTACAGCACGCAACCGCCTTTCTATGTGCTGGTTTCCAATCAACTGGCCCACAATCGATATCACCAGGTTCAATCTCTGATTCGTCAACTTCAACATACTCAAATTCAGGCTCAACAATCTCAGCCGCAAATTGCTTAATCTTCCTCGCTGTTGGCTGTTCGCCTGTTTCCTCGCATTCCTTCGTTACCGCTTCCCATACTTCCGGTATCTTGTCCGGTTCTAGCTTGGCTAGTTCACGATATTGCGATTCAGTCTTCGGCGTTTGTAAGCAATTGCTTACATTTTCGCCGATCTGCTGTTCAATAATAACGGCATTAATTAACTGATGAGCCCATTGTCTAGAATGACCCCATTTTTCAGAAACATACTTTTCGAATGTCTGGTGGTCCTCTCTATACAGTTTCAAGTCTCGTATATCTTTTAACGCCAAACCAACCTGCAAAAAGGTTTGCAATCCGTTTTCAATTTGCGTCTCAAGTCGTTGTAGATTACTACGCTCGATCACTGATAATTCTGCCACTTATCGTTCCTTTAAATTTATTTAAGTTAGGCTAAATACCTTAAATCCGGTTTTATCCCTAACTCAGTTGGGGTTATGCTGTTGTTAGCCAGAAGAGTCACGCTTCCAGTCGCGGAACGCCTTCGACCGTTTCAACGCTGTCTCAATCGCTTCTGTTGCGTTCTCGCACAGCCGAAGATACTCCCGCAGTTCCGGCTCGACTTTGATCGTCATCGGCACCTTTGCCGTTCCAGCGGGGGCCGGTTTCCGTCCGGCCCCCTTTCGTTTTCCGCCTCGGTTCATTCAATCACCTTCGCCCAAAGAGCATGGCGGGAATCGAACCCGCGTGGTTCGTCGCCATTGGGCGACTGCGGCGGAACCAGTGCCGCATAACCGGAGGCAGTCACCTCCGTGCCTTGCCGCTCGGCCACATGCTCACCAACCGGTTCTGTCATCACGTTTTCTGTCACTCGATACGTTGACCGTTTCCCACGATTCGCCAAATATGTCTGGCCCCGCCCCTCGCCGCAACGACGGTTCTGCGTGCGTTGCCAGCTCATGCACCAACTGCGCCGCGACCAGCCACGAGGATGGTCGCGGGTGCATCATCTGGTCGTCCAGTTCCAGCATGACCTGAATCAATTCCTTTACCGTCATTTGCTCCAAGCCTCTGCTAAATCAAGGTTTCTCTGGTTGATCTCGTTTTGTGTTGCTTTTGGCAGTTCCAACCCTTCCATCTCTACCATCAGGTTGTCTATCTGCTGTTGTGTGTCTTCGCCAGCATCGCGGCGGGCAATCAGTTGCTTAATTTCGTTTCCGATGGTTTTGTGTGTGCGTGTCATTGTTTCGCCTTTCATTTGTGGTTGTGTCTGACTCATGCCCCAATTGTATCATCGGTCTGATTCCCGTCAATACTTAAATCAAACAGTCCACAAAATAATTCTGGCTAACAATTGCGTGAACCGGAGCGGGCGATTCGGGCGGATTTTGCAATCAACGTCGCTCGCGCCCGCCCGGTTACGCTGGGCGTTATCCAGAATAGCCAACAGCGTCGGCTATTTGCTTGAGTGTCTCGTAGTCGGTGCAATACCTAACCTTGTTCGCTATGGCCCATCGCTGCTCGACAAATGCCATGCGGTTGATGTCCTCCTCTGAGAACGCGATGCCACTGCCACCTGACTTTGGAATCTTTCTTCCATAACTTGTAACCCAACTTCGCGAAGTCTCGCCCACGATCTCAACCTTGGCCCAGTGCTCCCTCCAAATTGGACCGCCAGTTGACTTCCCGTTTTCGTCTACCTTGTATCGCCTGCGGTTTACATCAAAAACCCAACAATCTGGATAACAATGCGTTGCAGACGAAGCCGTTGATCCTGCGTTTTGTTCGCTATCGCTCAAAATAATATCCTTTCAACGGCTCGCTGAACGCTGTTGTTATCTGGAATGACCCAACAATGCACGTTGCCGCCACAATGACAGCAAAACCATTATGCTGCCCATTCCAATCATCAACCCATAACGATTGCATCCCTTTTCCTTTGGGCCATTGACCCGGTTATAACTGGACGTTATTAAAAAGCCTTGTCGCAGATTTAACCGCTGTAAATCGCTTCGTTCTGTTGTTGTTAATTCGTTCATTAAAATGGTGCCTCGCCTGGTGCTTCTGATGCTGTATCAGTTTTGCCAGACACGTTGATGTCGCGAACTGTCAAACTTAAAAATGCCCTGCCTTTAAAGTAGTCTGGACTCGAACCGTTTAAGTAACATTCAGCCGTTAATTCATCGCCAGTATTTGCCTCTGTCTCAAGATGATCGCTAATTAGATCAATTGGCAATAGGTTGTTAAATTTGTCGTCAGTCTCAATAACTAATGTTCGTTTCTGGAATCCTTTTGATCCGAAAGTCTTGACTCCACTATCGTGATGAACTCTTCCCTTGATTTCGATAATGCTTGACATTCTTCAATTTCCTTTTTTGCTAGTTTGAGTTTGTTTAAAATAGTGCTAAATCGTTTCAATACCCAGCTATTACGAAGCTGTGATATGTAATCTTTGCTAGGATTATTCGCTCTCTGCATTTCAGATTGCAAATAATAGATAGCATCGTTTAATCGTTTCATGCTAACCCCACTATCATTATTCAAGCCTTTCTAAAAGTGGTTTTATTCTTAGCCTGATTTCATTGCATATCACTGCGTATTGAAACGACGTTATCTTTGTTTGGATCTGGCTACATTCTTCAATCAGATAGACTCTTGGGAATCCGATTTTCTCAATTAGTTTCTTTCGATACATAACCAGGTTACCCGCTAAACCCCAAGCCGTTTTTGCATTGCATTTTTTACACTGTGGCCAGACGTTAGATTCCCAGAACTGGGTGAAAAGGTTAGAAGCTTCCCGATAATGTCCTCCGTCCATCGATGTGTAATGTTCACGCTTACCGCATGAAATACACGAACAGATGCCATGCCAGTCTGCTTCTTGTAATCGTCGCAACTTTTGAAACGCTGTTAACGTAGACTGTCGCCCGTGATCTGATTTAGTTTTGAACGTTCCATGTGTTCGGGATACTTTTCTTTCGAATGCTTCCCCTTCTGATAGTGCCATTATTCCGCCGCCTTAATGACTAACCCGCCTACCGTGTATTTTCCGCGTTTTACATCTGGATCGGCAAAGATGCTAATCTTCTTACCTGCCCAGGTATTCCAATCCTTACCAAGCAAACTGCCTAATGTCTTTAACTTCGTTTCCGTGATCCAAAGAATTTTATCTTTTCCCTTAAAACGCAAGAATATTACTTCAGGCTGAATGGTTCCTTTAAAACTTGGAACGTTTTTCTTTTTAAATACCTTTTCTATTTCAACTGTTGCGGTGTAGCCTGGCACGAAATCGTCAAACCCTAAATGCTCTTTATGCGCCCGCATTTTTCGCAATGCTTCGTAAAATTCCTTTTCACCGTCATTCATAACCCACCCCGCTAAAATCAAAACCAAACACTTCACGAAACTTTACTTTTGTCGTTATCTCATCAACCGATTCCAGGAACTTCGGCATAGCTTCTGCCATTGCGTTTTGCCATTTCAAATCAGGATAAACCCGAATTTGGAAAGGTTCGATTTGTGGATGCCATGCGAAGAAGTCGCACCATTCACGGCCTGCAATCCATATCTGACCTTGTACCTGTGATCGATAGGCCGATGGTAGATTACCGTCTAAATGATAGCATATTAAAGTCTCTGCGTTTGGGCACTTGATTTCTAATAACCCATCATCGCCAACTAATCCATCGGGTGACATGCCGAATTTATCATCTGGTTTCATCATGCAAAAACCAGCTTCAAACACCTCAACGCTATTCAACTCTGCGTATTCCTGCCTAGCCAAAGGTTCACGTTCTATTCCCGTCTCCATTTCAACGCTAGGCAATCGACCAATAGACTCAACCCCTTGACGTTCTGCCGCTAATTCAATTGCATATTTCTTTGATGAAGCAGATAGCTTTAAAGTTGCTGGTGTAAGTATTTCACCAAACCGGCTTGCTGTAGCTCGCCCTTTCCGTTCTGCTTCCCATTGTTCGCTACCTTGTGGATATCTTGATATAATCATTCGTAACCTTCATCTTTCTGTTTTATCCCTAACTCAGTTGGGGTTATGCTGTTGTTATGGTGCTAATCGTCAGCCGTTCGACGCATAACACGTTCGCGGTCAATTCCTGACTCCTGCTCTATCTCTGCTACCCACCGACGACGTGTTTCGCCTGTTTGCTCTGGGGCTGGTGGGCAGGCGTCGTTTTC